AACTACAAAAGTTTATACACATAAGGAATTGCGTGAGTTACGCAAAGCCATTGAATTATTGCCATAGAACCAATGGGGAGTAAGCGGCGAAGATGGACAATATCATAATTGGATAATTCCTTATTCTACCTGCTTTTTTGCTAAATCTGAATACCGAAATCCACGTGAAGCAGATTGGAATTTAATCACCGAATATGATCAATTAAAATTCAAAGTATGGTTCACGAATGATACTGTATTTAAGTATCCAAATATCAAATGTAGCGTATTTTCGTTTGGTATTTCTACTTAATTACCAATAGCTAAATAGACAACACCATCAAGAGTATAAGCTGCATGACTAGCATCAGCAACAAGAGTAAATCCTGTTGTGCTTTTATTAGTATGATAGAAAACCTCATTACCTCCTAATGACGTTTTATGTTCTATAGATGGCCAAACGCCTGAACACTCATTATCAAAAGCAGTAGGAAATGTAATAGGATAAGTTGTTCCATCATACACGTATACGCTTTTCTTGTATCCCCATTGGTTACGATAAGCCTATAGCGATATAATTATGTCCATAAAATCTAAATGTAATATCAGTTGATGTTAATTTTATTTCATCATCATAATTGTTGGTACTCGCCATGCCTGCCGAACCAAAAACCGAGCCAATCGCCTTAAATGGCGTACTAAATCTAATAGGTAATGTCGCTTTTGATTGATATTCTGATGTATTGTGAGAAGTTTGTCCCCATTGGTTATGAACCTACTGTAATCCAATAAAGTCCTGTACATCTATCGTCAACACAAGCTTTAAATGAGGTCAGTGTTTTATCAATTCTACTAATAGCCGTTTCTCTATCTAAATTACTATCGTATGTAGGATTTCCTAAATATTCCGGAACTACAACAGGAATGTATTTAGAACTATATGGTAGTAATAAGCTAATAGTAAATTGACGGTATGCAGATAGATTATCTGTTTTATATCCCCATTGGTTATGAGCGACCTATGTTTATCCAAAACCCGTTGTTTATAGCTTTTGCAATATGATTACCAACATAACCGCTGTGTAATTCAAATCCAGTAATGGTAATGTTATTGGCTCGAATGCTAGCCTCATACAGCCTCTTAGGCTCATCCTTCATCATAGTTACGGTTCCGTATATTTCTATGTAAGAAATTAGATAGGATACAGCCGTTTGATTTTCTTTGAATTGTCCCCATTGGCTAATTAGTAACCGATGGAAAAATAAGCAAATCCTTGGGCTGTACCACTAGACTTACTTTCATCAGTAATTAATTTACACCCCGTGTTGGATTCATTTGTATAGTAGATTGTATAATTGCCTCCTTCCACACTATTACGTTTTAGTACTGGGAAAACGCCAAGGCATATACTAGCATATGCAGTAGGAAATATTACATCGTAATTGTATCCATCTCCAATTGAAATATTCTTCTTACTTCCCCATTGGTTCTATGGCAATAATTCAATGGCTTTGCGTAACTCACGCAATTCCTTATGTGTATAAACTTTTGTAGTTATATCACCATGTTTATGACCAAGAATAGCACGAGTAGCAGTGGGCGATGCACCATATTTATCTAATAAGGTGGCAACTGTATGACGGCAGTCATGGGTTGAATGTGAACATTTGATTGAAGTCATTACTGATTTAAATTGCTTACTGAATCGAGCATAAGAAATAGGTACTATACTATCTAATGAATTGTGATACAAGGTTGTAACTATTGGCAATATTCGACTATGAATAGGAATTAGACGATTACGGCCAGCCTCAGTTTTAGATTGACGTACGATTAAGCATTTAGTACGGAGGTTAATATCATTTTTGCGAAGTGATAGCAATTCGCCACAACGCATTCCAGTATATAGAAGAATTAAAATTCCATATGTATCGGTAGTATTAAGGCTCCACAATCGATTAATCTGTTGACGAGTGAATGGCTTATGGGGATACACGCTAACATCGTGGCCGAGATTAAGAAAAGGGGTGTAATCCTTAATATCGATGTCATTAACAATTGCATATTTAGATAGCAATGAAAGTAATGTGCGCACCTTCTTGGCTGATGCGTAGGATAGGCCGTTATCTCGCATGCTATCAATTACGCATTGCATATCAGAGTATTTGATTAAGTTAATAGGAATATTAGCAATTGATTGAATATGATCATAGGCAATGCGATATGATTCAATGGCTGATTTACTCACAATTCCAATTCGAGTAGGTAGCCATTTTTCATAAATACTTTTAAACGTCTCGACGCATGCACTTTTGCGGTGCATACGGAGATACGCATTTCTTGGGTAGTGCTTAACAGTACTATTCATATGTTTCTCCTATTAATAACGAAAGGATAAAAGAAATGAACAATTATATTCATGTCCTTGATGCAGATGGACGTCGAATTACGTCCATCGTAGATAATATGATAGTACCTATCGGTGAAGAGGCTTTGCTTGAGCAAGCTAAAGAGCAATATCCTGATGCTGCTCAATATATATATGGCGGAGATACCATGTTAGATGCTTTTCTCGATGGAAAAGTTTATAAAAACGGCATATTCGAAGACGCACCAGTAATTGAATACATCCCAACAAAAGAAGAAAAGATTAACGCTATAAAAACCGAATATGAACCTCGATTTAAAACACTGGAAGAGGCTCAACGCCGCTTGCTACTCATGGGGAAACCTACTAATGCAATTAGTGCTCAATATATCAAGTTGAATAGCGAAATGGTAGCACGAATCAAGGAGGTGCAATAATATGCCTAAATATATCGGTGATAGTAAAGTTCCTGTAATGGAATTTTGTGAGTATTGTTGGGAAGTACTCAATGATGATGGCACATGTCCTACTGAAAGATGCGTGCACAATGATTTACTCTCTTTAAATGAAGGTGAAACTGAACCAACGAAAGGAGAATAGATGCAAGAAATAGTTACTTTTATTAGTGAAGCGTGGAAGACCTTATCCGAGTCGTTTGCCATTAAAGCGGTACTTGCAATTATTGCTGAAGTAGCAATATATATTCTCGGTTTAAAACACATTCAGGTATTAGGTATATTTATTATCCTAGTATTTCTTGATTTAATTACTCGTTGGTCGGCTATTAGCTATACAATGCTAATTGATATGGGCGCTAATCCTGATAATATAAGCGGTTGGGATAAATATGTTGCTATTCCTGCAGCGTGGGGGAAAGGGTTAATATCATCTAAACATATGCGAAAGCCGTTTGTAACAAAGGTATTAACTTATTGCCTAGCGACTGGCGCTGCCTGGTGCTTTGATTACATGGCAGGTGCATATGCGTTTGCTGTAAATTTAGTATGGTTATATTTAGGATCCGTAGAGTTTTTATCGATTTTAGAAAATATGCGAGACGGTGGGAATACAGCTATAGCAGGACTGCTTGATGTAGTGCATGCTAAGGTAGATTTGATTTTAAAAAAATAATATGGTGTTGTTTTTGTTGCTACGTTTATTTATTAGAAACGTAGCTTTTTTTGGAAAGAGGTGTACTTATGAAAGTAGGAACTTATTTTGATGATTTTGAGTTTGCTTGCAAATGTGGACGTCATGGCTATGATGGTGAAGGTCATCCTATTTTAGACCATATCATTGATAAGCGTTTGGTTGATGTATTAGACGCTATCCGTGAACGTATTGGACAGCCTATTGAAGTATTAAGTGGATATCGTTGCCTTGAACATAACGCAGAAGTTGGCGGTGTTCCTAACTCTCAACATGTTGAAGGTACGGCTGCTGATATCACATATGATGGCATTGATGTTGATTACCTTGCACAGGTGGCTGAGGAATGCGGTGCCGACGGCATTGGCTGTTACTATCATCAAGACTTTGTGCATGTTGATGTACGAGGATATGCAGCACGTTGGAATGATCTTGATTAAATAGGGGGCTAGATATGTATGAGAAATGTAAAATATACCTCAACGCGGTTAAATCTCAAATTACTGTTAAGCGGTTTATTGTGTTTGCTTGTGCTTTGTTGCTCCTCATTGGTGCATGCCAGCTCATCGACGGCTACCTCACAGCAAGAGGAAACTATCAGCGTGCCATTGAAAGACTGGAACAGACTCAAAACGAACTTAATCGAAGCCGACGCCTCAATCAAGAACTCAAACTTGTCATTGAACGAAGCGCAAGCCTTAACAGTCAAGCAGGCGACCGAATTGCAAGAATTGAAGATTATCAACGAAGAACGGAGCAAGGAATTGGCCGAGCTCAAAACTATCAACAAGAAACAGGGCGAAGAGTTAGCGAAAGCGTCGCAAATAACAACCGAGCAAGCGGACTCATTAGCGAAAGCCTCGACATCATTAGAAGAGTTGAAAGTGGAACTAAAGAACAACCGAAGAACTGAACAAAGGTTGCGCCGTCAACGTGATACATGGGCGATAAGCAATGCCGCTCTTTTCTTAGCCGGTGCTTTACGAAGATAATTCGGAGGTGATCCTGTATCTCCTTACTATGTGAAGGTGGACACATAGTAACAGTCAAATGTCAGTTGATTGTTGAATTTCAAAAGATTGTAAGGCCTATTGTGCTAGTATTTATCAGTGCTAACACGATAGGCCTTTATTTTTTTTATTTATTTTTAAATATCGGTTGCCTTTAACTTGAATAAGTTATATAATGTAATCAAGATAAAGGTTACATATTAAGGAGGTAACGAAATGAAAGCTAAAAATATTCCAGTACAAATCATTACTCTAGCAGTTGCAAAACAGCTAACAACAAACAACCCAAATTATGAAGTTATAACTGATTTAATATTCAAAATCGAACACGAGGAAAGACTTTCAATGTTAAAAGTTAAACTATTAAAACTCTATGATAGACTAGCTGAAATAGATGCTGAATTAGATTATTAAAAGTAAAGGAGTTAACAGAATGACACTAGACGAATTAAACCGAATTATTATTGTACAAAATCAACATATAGCAATAGATAAGCATAGAACATGTTATGAGTGTTATAACATTCATACAAACAGACTGATAGCTGCTGCTACAACGATTGATGAACTAAAAGAAACATTAATTAATATGGATGTGATTAGAGGATAAGGAGTATAACCCCTCTTGTACAAGAGGGGTATATTAAACCAGGAGGATATTATGTTAAAAGTAATTAATTTGAACGGATATAAACCTAGATTATTATGTGAAGTCAATACTTATGCTGAAGCGTGGGAGGCAATTTACGAAAACGAAATGAAAGAAT